TAACTGGAACGTCGAGCCACCAAGCTAGTACTAGTACACATGTAGCGGCGGCTCTTAGAGTTATTACAGGTACAGGGGTACATCAAGCGGCTATATCTACCCATAGCGCAACCGACATACCATTAGTCCAGCTACCGTCAGGTCGTAGAGGCGTGGGTGACATTACACGAAAATACGGCGTGGGTGACATTACAAATAGTTATGATATACTCAAACTAGCATAAACGAGAGGAATACGAAAATGGCTTTAACTCATGTAACAGCGGTACGAAATACCCTAGCAAACGCAATAACAACCGCTGTTGATGCGGGAACTGGCGCGGGAAAACTGGTCATTATGACATCTGGTGACGTTGAGGTGGCGACACTGACCATGAACGACCCATCATTCGGTGCGGCGTCGTCAGGCGCAATAACTGCCAATGCTATAACGTCAGATACTAGCGCAACTGGCGGTGTAGCTGCTTTGTTTAAGATCACGGACTCAAATAACGTAGAGGTTTATCGAGGTACGGTAACAGTGACGAGCGGCGGCGGTGACTTAGAGCTTTCTAGCTTAACCATTGGCGTGGGTGATACGGTTTCCGTGTCGACGTTAGTTTATACAGCGAGCGCGTAATGAGTACCGTCTATCTCGGTAGAGATAACGAGATAAAATGGCAGTTGCAAATAAATGGTGCTGTCGTATCTGACAACGCCATAACATTAGCCGAACTGTATATACCTGGAACGGCGTTTACAGATGGCGTGGCAGTTACTTATACATCGGCAGGTTCAGAATTAACGTTAGAGAGTAATGCTACTGTTTTAAAAATAGAACTTGGTCACGTGGCAACTATAAAACCTGGCCGATACAACTGTAAATTAACATTGTTCGATGGTGTAGATGTCGAAGGTTTGGCATGGCATGAGCAGTTAATCACGTTCGAGAATTGGAGGTTTTAATGCCTAATCTCGAACATGAATTACAGGAATCAGTCTATACGTTACTAGCTAATGATTCGCAATTAAACGCATTGATAACCGGCGTATATGACGAAGCGCCACAGGTAACAACTGCTTTTCCTTATGTTACCTTAGGTGACACTATTCATAATGAGTTCGATACAGATACAGAATTAGGCTTTGATTGCTCAATGACTATTCACACGTGGAGTAGATACAGAGGACGTTCAGAGACAAAACTAATACAAGGTGCAATTTATACCGCTTTACATCGTGCATTACTTTCGGTAACAGGTTACAATTTAATCACGTGTGAATTTCGAGATAGTCAGTCTTTGGTAGACCCCGACGGTATTACTCGACATGGCACACAAACTTTTAGACTATTATTAGACGAGGCTTAATATGGCTGGTGCAATCGGTAGAAATTTGTTAATCAAGAAAGGCGGTACCACGCTATTAGGTATCAGAACCAAATCAATAGCGTTCGCTGGCGAAGCTATCGACATTACTAATGATGATGATAGTGGATTTAGACGGCTACTGACTGATGTAGGCTCTAAGTCTATCGACATGTCATTTGATGGCGTTGCAGAAGATGAGCTGATTCAGGATATCGCTCTAGGTGGCGGAGCTTTAATGCTAACTGACGTAACAATCACATGGCCCTTACGAACAGGTGACACCACATCGGCAAGCATATCAGGCGATTTCTTTTTATCTTCGTTTGAGCAATCTGGAACTTATAACGACGCTGTAACATTTAGCGCATCGTTACAATCTAGCGGTGAGTGGACTTATACGGCGGCGGCATAATATGAGCATATTCCAAGAGCTTGTATTAACATGGAAGGGCGTAGACTATCGAGTCGCGCCTGATAATATGCTTAGATTAATTGCGCAAGTCGAGGACGTTATAACGCTCAATGAGCTTTATAATTACTCACAAAAAGGCGCGGCTCCATTATCTAAATTGTCTCTCGCTTATGGATTAATGCTTAGATATGCTGGCGCAAAAGTCCAAGATGAAGAGGTTTATCGAGCAATCGCAACGGGTAAAGATAAAGCCGCCACCACTGCTACGCAATCAATTTTAATGATGATGTTGCCGCCAGAGGATTTAATAGAGGGTAACGAGCAGGGAAAGTAGTCGAGGGTAGACAGTTATTTGTAAAAATGACTTATATCAATTTTGTTCGAGCCGGTTGGGTTTCGCCCTCTGAATTTTGGAAATTGACGCCACATGAATTATGGTGGCTGTATGAAGCCAAAACCAAAACCGGCAACGAACCAAGCAGAACTGATTGGGCTGAATTATATAAATTATTAAAGGGTTGATATGGCGTCTATAATCGGTGATCTAGCTGTCAGAATTGGCGCAAATACAGAAGATTTACAGGCCGGTTTAGGAAAGGCTCGAACAGGCTTAAAAGATGTCGCATCTGCTGCCAGAACTGGCGCTACTGAATTTGTAAAATACGCAGCTGCTGCAACCGCAGCCGGTGCAGCAATAGCCGCCGCCATGGTGGTCAACTCAGCGCAAGCCGCTAAAGAAATAAAAAACCTTTCAAATATTGCTAACACTAGCACTAGCACATTTCAAAAGATGGCATTTGGTGCTAAATCTGTTGGCATCGAACAAGATAAACTATCCGATATTCTAAAAGATTTTAACGACCGCGTAGGTGATTTTAACGCTACCGGCGGCGGGCCAATGACTGACTTCTTCGAGCAGATAGCGCCAAAAGTTGGCATAACTGCGGATGCGTTTAGAAACCTTTCTGGCGATCAAGCGCTAAAACTATATGTCGATAGTTTAGAAAAAGCCAACCTAAGCCAAGCCGATATGGTTTTTTACATGGAGGCCATGGCCAGCGATTCCACTGCATTGCTGCCATTATTAAAAGATGGCGGCAAAGCTTTAGCTGAACAAGCAAAACGAGCAGAAGAATTAGGGCTTGCACTGTCAGACATAGACACCGAAAGGCTTGCTCAGCTTAACAACAGATTTGATTTGATAGGTGATATATTTTCAAGCCTGTCTGAAGAAGTGTCAGCAGAGCTTGCGCCCATTTTAATTGTTGCGGCTGATGCCTTTGAAAAGATGACAAAAGAAGCGGGCGGCGTTGGCAAGGTTGCAAGTGACGCGTTTAATACCGCTATCGAGGCAGGCGCTTTCGTGGCTGATGCGGTTGATGGTGTCGGGCGAACATTTGAGGTATTAGGAAAAACGGCGGCTATTGTTGGCTTAGGTATTGGCGAAACAATGCTTTCAATGGCTGACTTTATCGTAAATAGACCGGTCCAGGCAGTTAATGAATTAATTGACGTACTCAATACTTTACCAAGCGTAGATATTCAACCTGTTTCATTAACTGGTTTCGGTGAAACAATACAAACCGAATTGAATACGATTAGAGGCGCTATTGATATTGGCTTGCAAGATATTGACGATGTTTTGCAAAGACCCTTAGCCGGTACAGCGTTTAAAAAATACGTTGAAAATGCCAAAACCGCATCTGACGAAGCGGCAAAAGCAACGCTTGACGGAAAGCAGCGCGAATTTGACGGGATGGTCGAATGGGGAAAAATAATAGACGAAGAGTTAAAAGCGCAAAGAGAAAGCAAGCGACAAGCAGAAATAGACGAAGATGCTTTTTTAAATGAACTTATCGCAGCGGGTGAGCAGAAACGCTATGAAATAGCTGCAGAATCAGCACAAAAGCAAAACATGCTTGATGAAATGCAAGCAGCTAACAGAAAAGCAGCGCTAGGCGGGTTAATGGATAACCTAGCATCTTTGATGGGTAGCAAGTCTCGAAAGATGTTTGAAATAGGGAAAGTGGCGGCAATTGCCAACACTGTTGTAAGTACTATGCAAGGCGCACAACAGGCATATACGGCATTATCTGGCATCCCGGTAGTTGGCCCAGCGTTAGGCGTAGCAGCAGCAGGCGCGGCAATCGCAGCGGGAGCGGTACGTGTGCAAGCCATCAACGCGCAATCATTTAATAAAGGCTCAGTATCAGGCGCGGCGGCTGGTGCAACTGCAAATAACATAGGTAATCAGGTATCAGGTGGTCAATCTGGCCCTAGTCAAGTGCAATACATTCAAGGCATAAACCCAAACGATCTATATAGTGGTAATCAGTTAGTTGATCTAATAAACAACGCTCAAGAAAACGGCGCGAGGTTAGTTATTTTATGAGTATTGTTTTTGATAATGACTACTACAATGACAAAACCATAACGCGAGAGTTTAGTTTAAAAAACACGCATATCGGATATCAAGACATTGTAAAAACATCAACTGTTACTGCATCAAACACGGCGGCAGGTTTTCCAGTTTCCGCAATACAAAACAAATTAACTTATGATTTTTGGCGGTCAGACACTCAGCCTGCTTCTGTAATTGTTGATACTGGCATAGGAAAAGAAGTAGATTATATCGGAATAGCTAAA